TTTTAATCCTGTTATGTCTTTTAAATATCAGATTTGGCCTGCTACTTATGTAACTGATTTTGGTCCTTCTGTTCTTGATTCAGGAGGAAATCCACTACATGTTGCCTATGATTGGATCAAGGCTAATACTGAATTTTCTGATGCCACCGATTCATAAGGAATAATTCATGCGACAAGAACTTCTTGATACAACGGAGTCTATACTAACCAGATATGGTATAGATATTGGTATGCTGTTATCTGGTTTCTTTGGCGCATTGCTCCTTGTATCACGGAAGTCGGGGCAGAAGCTGGGAACATCTTTAGCCGCTCTTATGGCGGGTACTGCGTGTGCTAACTACATTACGCCCCTTGTTTTAAACTACATGCCCGAGCCAGTTAAAATGAATGGCAAGTATGCTGTAGCTTTTGCTATGGGATTCTTGGGCCTTAAGGGTCTAGAGTTTGTTATTGATACTTATGTAGTCAGTAAGAAAACTCAGCAGTTCAGAAAAACTAGAAAGAAAAGGAAACACTAATGGTTCCTGAACTATTATCAATGCTAGGTGGTGGACTGGTTGGCTTTATCTTTAGATTCATGGCTGAAAAGCGTCAGGATCAAAAGGAAATGTTTAACCGTTTACTGCAGCTAAACAATGTCCAGCAAGACAATTACGACAAAGCAGCTAAGCGAGTCCCCTTGGATATTGGCAAGGGAATCCGTCAGTTGATTGTCTTGGTTGTTCTATTTGCCTCATTATGCGCTCCATTTGTATTACCCTTCTTTGGGGTTCCTACCTTTATTGAAGTGGATTCTAATTCATCAGGAGAGTTGTTTGGCCTAATAGGTGGGTCTACTAATAAGTACTTTGTAGAACTCAATGGATATCTCTATTCATCTGAGCTAAGACAAATCCTAGTCAGTATCGTAGGATTCTACTTTGGATCATCCGCTGCTAGTAATAAGAACTGAGGTATACTATGGTTAAGCTATATTTATTATTAATATCCTTGTTAACCTTAGGATGTGCTAGTGAACCTAAGATTATCCCAGATACTACTGGTGATAGTATTCAAATGATGAAACTAAAGCATGACATAGTTTCAGGTTCTACTATAGAACCTAGCTATGGCTGGTTATTCTGGTATGCACCTGTTGCGCTGATTGCCCTAATGTGGGCATACAAGACTTTCATCAAGAAAGGCAAAGAATGAAGAAAATGAAACCCAAGGGAGCAGCTGGTAAGGCTGCTGTAAAGAGACTTGGAAGAACTTATAAGACCGGAGGCTTCTCTAAGATTGCAGCTAAGGCTGCTAAGAAGTACGGTTCTAAGGCCGCTGGCGAACGAGTAGCTGGGGCTGTTTATTGGGGAATGGTTAAAAAGAAGAAAGGTTCAAAATGAAATCAAAGAAAATGATGGCTAAGGAAATGCCTGTTAAGAAGGCTGGTAAGAAGGTCGCTAAGAAGAAAGGTGGTAAGTGATGGAATCATTTTTAGGTTCAGTTTGGTTTGCCTGCTTCACACTAGTTGCAGGTTATGTCCTAGGTAATGTCTTTGGCATTGCTGAGCTTGGAAAGGTGTTCAAGAAGTGAACACTCCCGAGCTAATCAACGCCCTCAATCAGGAACTGTTGATGAAGCTCATGGACGATCTAAATGATCCCATGAAGTGTAGCCCCGGTTTGTATACGGTTATTCGTGGGATCATCAACGATAACCGGGAAGTCTTGGACTCCATCTCCCGCAAGGAACTGGATTCCGTGGAAGAGGCTTTGAAGGCCAAGGCTCCCTTCCGATTCAAGTCAGCCGCCACAGGTTGACTGGCTCCTGAATAAGGAGTTTCGCTACCAGAGGGGCTAGGATGGCTTAAGTGTCATCCTAGCCTTTTAAAGCGGTCTGGGTAGCCCCCGGACCAAGGAACGGCTGTAATGGCCCCGTAGGGGCTAGAAAGGGGTAACGATGGAAGTACCCAAAGAAATGTTAGAGGACTTTAGGAACCACCTATGGGCTTGCTTTAAGTACCTAGGGCTGGGGGAACCTACCCCTGTCCAGTACATCATTGCCCAGAGACTACAGGAAAAAGGAGAAGACTTCCAATTACAGGCAGGCCGAGGATTCGGTAAGTCTGTTATTGCTTCCTGTTTTGTCAGTTGGTTGTTATTAAAGAACCCCAACAGGACCATCCTAGTTACCTCAGCCACAGCCGATAGAGCTGCTAAGTTTATTTCCCAGACCCGTAATATCCTCCGTCTGGTTCCCTACTGCAAGCATATGGAACCCCAAGACTTTGACAAGGATAATGCATTCGGTTTTAATTTACATAATAGAACCGTCTTCAGTCAGGACTTGAACCTAACAGCCAGAGGCATTACAGGCCAGATTACAGGCTTACACGCCGACGATATCGTAGCCGATGACCTAGAGATCCCTGAGAACTCAGACAGCCCTGCAGCCCGTGAGAAGCTGTATAACAAGGTCCAAGAGTTTGAACAAGTAAGGAATAAGATTCCAGACGGTCGGGTTATCTTCCTAGGTACACCCCAAACAAAAGATAGTATTTACATTAAACTTAAGGATAACTATAAGATCCTAAAGTTCCCAAGTGAAATGCCAGACATTAATATTCCAGATGAGTGTGAGGATGTTGATGATTATATTATGAACCTTGGGGTAGATGCTGGGGAACCTACTCAACCAGAAAGATTCTCAAAAGAAGTCTTAAAAAAAGTTGAAGCTAAGATTGGACCCACCCTTTATGCTCTTAACTATAAACTAATAACAACACTTGCAGACAATAAAAAGTATCCCCTCAGATTGCAGGATTTGGTTGTCCTAGATACAAGCCCAGAACTATTCCCTGAAAAGGTTGTCTGGGCTAATGCCGTGCAGAACAAGCGTGTTCCCAGTTATGGTATGAAGGATGATCTAGTATACGAACCAATGTGGGTATCGGATAACTTTGTTGAGTATGACCAGACTGCTATGTTTATTGATCCCTCAGGTAGAGGTTCAGATGAAACAGCAATCTGTGTAGCTTCTACTGTAAATGGCTATATTGTTATCCATGAACTGTTTGGTTTACCGGGTGGGTATGATACTGCAACACTAGAAAAGATTGCTAGGGTGTGTCAACAGTATGATATTAAAATGATTCGATATGAAAGCAACTTTGGTGACGGAATGTTTGGTCAGCTACTGCGACCAGTTATTGCTGAGTTATGCGGACCAGTTGCTGTAGAAGAATATCGGGTAACAGGAGCTAAAGAAAGAAGAATCTTAAATATCCTTGAACCAACAATTGCCCAACATAAACTGGTATTTAATACCAAAGCAATTAAAGACCAAGAAACTCAAAAGCAAATAACAAGATTAACAGAGCGTCGTGGAGCATTAAAACACGATGACCGAGTAGACTGCTTGGCTGCTGCTGTTACTTACTGGTCTGATAATGTTGGTTTGAATCCTGATAAGATTATCGAAGACAATAAAGAAAAGGAACATAAAGACCAAGTTAAACAATGGTTAAGTAACAAAAGAGTTCTTGGTCTTCTTGGTGACAATGTTTCTGGAGCAGTACTTGTTAACGGTAAAAGTATCCAAAGAAAATATAAAACACTGTTTAATAGAGGAACAAGATGATTGGTATTGTTACAGGAATCGGACCAAGAACAGGGACTTCATTTACAATGCTTAAATTAAAAGAAGCAGGGATTCCTATAAAAGGGTATAAAAACTTAGATACTTATACTGTTCCAGAAAAAAACCCCAATGGTTATTGGGAGTTACTACCACACGACCTATTGGATATGTACAAAGATGGACGGGCCAATAACCATGTAATGAAAGTATGGCCTGTTTTATTTGATTATATAAACCCAGAAGATGTTGCTTGCATAGTAGTACTACAAAGAAAAAACACAGATATTCAAAAACAAAGTATTGAAAGTTTGGTTATTGAAGAAAAAAAACTACCTAGATGGTCTGGTATAAACATGCCTCCTGCCGAAAAGATTATTAGTATTTATAAAAATGAAACAGAGTTATTTCTCAGTAACATAGATAAAGACAAAGTTTTGAATGTCTATACGGAAGAACTAAATAACGAAATTGAAAATATTATTTCCTTCTTTAAAAGGAGTTTAACATGGGCGCAATGATTGCAATGGGTGGTCTTGCTTTAGCTAGCGGTGTACTTGGAGCGTTTGGTCAATCAGGCCAAGCAAAAGCTCAAGCTATGCAGCAGCAAATGCAACAAGATCAAGCTAACTTTCAAAACCAATTAAGAGTGGATGCTGAAAACAGAGCTATCCTTAGACAGCGGATGAACCAAGAAATGACAAATTTTTCCATTGCTAAAGCCGCTGGTAAGCAAATGGGTCTTCAACAGTTTTATGCAAAGGAGGCTTTGAACAATGCCCGAAGTCAATTGTCTAAGAACACTCAGCAAGTTAATGCTCAGTTCCTCTCAGCGTTATCTTCTAGAGGTATTTCCCCTAAATCAGGCACAGCTAGAGCGTTACTGCGTCAGAATATCGAAGCGACTGAAGCGAATGCCATTGCATTACGGCTCAACGCAGACAGACAAATGAAAGACATTGAAACAAACTTTCAAAACGCATTAGCACAACGCCGGAATGACTATATAGAAACACAATCTTTTATTCCAACTACTGGTGGTATTGTAGATGCTAGCAACTCAGCTTTAGTTACTGGTCTTGTTCAAGCTGGTATTGGCACTGTATCTGCTGGTCTACAAACTAGCTTCCAATATGGCGGTAAGAGTGGTTTATCTAAGAGTATAAATACATTCTTTGGAGTCTAATAATGAACAATATGTTATCTCAATTACAAGCAATTGCTACTGAAACAGCTCCTAAAGGGGCTTATGTAGACACCTCCGAAAGAGTGGGGCTACAAGAAGTAGTTAAAGTAAAAGAAGTTTATACTGCTGGTACTACTATGTACCCACAGGATACCAGCAAATCTTTTAATTATTTTGTTTCTAATCTTAATCCAGATAAACTACAAAAGGATGCTGCCAAAGAATACTGGAGCATCTTTCAAGCCAACTATCCCGGTGGGCCTGACGCAGCTAAGACAGCTGCTATTGAAAGAATTCAAGCAGGGTTAAAGACAAAAGCATCTCCAGCAGAAAAAGAGTTTTACCTACGAGATGCTATTGCTACCATGCCAGAATGGGCTAAGGATACCTTTTATCCCGAACTAGCATCAGCTCAGATGGCTGTGTCCAACGCCAATCTATCAAAGGCTCAAGAGCTTTTTAAAATGGCTACGGTAAATAAGTTAAAGGATATTGATGCCTTAGATCCCGAAGTTAGTAAAGCTACACATGTTGAAGACTTTTTAAAGCTGGAAAGTTTAAATCTTTCTGGAGCAGCCCGAGTTGTAAACGGTCGCTTTGGAATGGTAGATAAGAACGGTAGCTTTATCCTAGCTTCTGAACTACAAGATAGAAAAGAAATCTTTGAGGATGGTATTGGTACTCCTTCTGTCGCAGAACAGCAAGAAGTCATTAATCTAGTCAAAGATATTGCTGATTTCCAAATTGAAAAGAATCTAGATAGAACTAGAACCCGTATTGCAAACGACAACAGTGCTATTAAAATGAGAGCTATTGACAATCTACGCAAGGGTTTCTATAACAAGGATTCATGGGAAACAGCATTCAGTATGATTGACGGTGTAAAACCAGTGGATCTAGTTCGATACGCCATTGAAGGTGAAATAGCTAGAGGCAGAATCACTAATCCAACTAAGTTACAAGAAACTATTTATGAAACATTACTAAAGTACAGAAATGTACTAGGAGCGTAAACAATGGCACAACAAGGCGGCTTACCTTTAGTCAGTACAGAAGTACCACAGTTACAGGGTCCACAAACTTTTGAACAACCAAAAGCACCCCAGTTTACATATACTGAACAAACCCCTATTACTCCACAATACCGATTTGATATTGACCCCGGTATTAACTGGGCTGAACTAGGTAGCCAAGCCTTTGCCGCAGCAGCTGATATCTACGGTAAGAGCCTAAACTACATGGTTAATACCAAAGCAAATAAGCTACAGGATTTAACCACTCAAACTCAAAAGAAAGTTTCAGGTTTAGCTGAAGCCTATGAAACAGGTCAACTTAATGTGCCAGCTGGTATGGACCCAGTTTCTTATGCCGCTAAGCAAACAGAACTATTAAAAGAAGAGTTTCGTTTTAAAGCTAGAGATATCATTGGTGACTTTAGTTATGATGTTGAAGATGCTGGTCCAACACCAGATGGTAAACCACAGAAGCGTACAGTTGATATCTTTGACGCAGACTATAAGATTGACGGTCTTGGTCTTGCTTGGCAAGATATCATTGTAGGAGCAAGAGGCACGGATATTGGACTAGACGAAATGATGGATCGTCAGTTAATAGCCATTAACAAAGCTTATGGTAAGCAGCAGCAAACAGCTGTTAGTATTGAACAGTATTTACAAAATGGAATGGCTTTCGGTGCGTTAGATAAAGATGCTAAAGAAGCAGTAGATGCTCCCTTCTTTCAGGGTCGTGTCTTTCCAATTGATGATCCTAACTTTGGTATTGATCCAATGACTAAACAGATGCGAGTAGATGCTGCTGGCAATCCTTTATTCTTTGTTACTGAGGTTGAAACTCCAGATGGTACTACCCAGTTTATTGCTCAACGAAATATGCAAGCTAGTTTTGCAGGAGCTTCACTAGAAGAAATAAAAACACTTGTTGGTTTAGATCTTCAGTACCAAAACAACCTAGGTTTAACATCAACAGTTGAAGACCTTGTAAAGACTTTTGTAAGAACACCCGAAACAATGGACCCAAGTACTTCAGCTTATGCCTTAATGATGTATGGGTCTTTACCTGAATCCACTAAAGATGGTTTTGCAAGCCAAGCTAACTTCTCAGAAGAAGAAGCTTTTAAACTAAACGCAGCAGCTACAGCTTTTAAAGTTGGCGCACCAATTGACCGTGTTCAAAGAATGCTTGGTTCTTTACGCAACCCCGAAGTATTAAGACAAGTTATGACACTAGAAAAGGGTGTGCTTTCTGATACCAGAGCTGGTACAACTGTAACTTATACTGGTTTAACCCCACAGCCATTTAACCAAACTGCTGCGGTTAATCGTCAAGCTACTTTAAACTCTTTACAAATCTTTACTGGCATTGTTACTGGTGCTGTTCGGACAGCTGGTATCTCTGGTCTTGGCGACACAGCGTTTTCTATAGCAGATGGCACAGAAGAAATTACTGATGATGATAAGTATGTACTTGGTCAGGTTATTAGAGATAACCCCACCTTTGCACAGGCTTTAAGAGAAGCCAATGTAATGATAGTTAGCGCACAGCAGTCTGGACTTATTAGCGCAGATCCAAAAGATGAAAATACAAAAAAGTTTATGGAAGAAATTACCAGCAGACTATCTGGTAAGTTCGTAGCTTTAGAAGACGATAGGGGTAATATTGTAATGGCACACGGTCCTGTTTGGGGCATGGCTAATACAATGTTACAAACAGCCACAGCAGGCGACAAACAAACAAGCAAGGCTAAACTTGAGCAAGGCTATAAGGGATATCTACAGACTAACACTGAAATGATTCCTCCAGTTGTTGCTGCTCAAGTCTTTGGTTCTGACATTGATGTTACAAGAGCTACAGCCATGATGCAATCTGGCGGTCGTATTGTCACTAGCAGAGATCCTATGATGGGACAGCAGCTAACAGGCGTACCCCAGTCAGAACAACTCCGCATTTATGCTGCTTCTAAGAAGGCTACAATTGCTCATTATGGTGGCAAGGCGTATGAAGAAATGTCAGAAGATGAGCG